GGCATACGAGATCTAGTACGGTCTCGTGGGCTCGGAGATGTGTATAAGAGACAGCTGTCAGCGGGTAGCTCTACTGTTTCAGGGAGTTTACCCCCAGCAAAGCGGTGGCTGAGAAAATGCTGTTCGGCGAATTTGTCGTAATTCTTATAGATCGCTTTCGGGAAAATGTGTGTAATGAACGGTGGCGATCTCTTATGATGGATGGCATGAAGATAACGATTAACGATATCCCAGAGGAGATACTTTTTGAATATCAGACATCTCCGCTCGTCTGTCATGATGACATTATCGCGGACATCGGCCATCGCATCCTTGTGAAACATATCGTCAGAATCAAGGCGCGTTATGGCAATGTAGTCGGTATCGACCGCACCGAACTCCTCAATCTTCAGCCCTGGTCTGGGATATCCCGGGTCTTGCGTTATTGTGCCGCTCTTCCCTTTGCCGTAGCAAAGCTCTATTCTTTTATTCCATTTGAGACCAGAGGTGTATTCCTTATGTTTATTGCCACAGAGAAGGAAGATGCGGAAATCCTGGAACGTCTGATTCAGGAGGCTCGGAAGTGTGAAGTGATTGAAAAGCTCAATGCGCTTTTTGACCCACTCAAGGGACAAATCCAGATTATAGACATCGCTGTTAGGCCGCTCGATGTCGAGAAAAATCTGGACTATGTGGGTTATCGTGTTCATGCTATCCCTATATCCTTCCTCAAGACTCTTCCTATCGCCTTCACTATCTCGTTCTCATAGGCGAAAAAAGCAGGGAAGAGATACGGCCTCGCCATCATGACTTTTGTCCCGAACTCTATGTAAGGTGCATAGAAAACGTCCGTCCCGACTCTCATTATGAGTACTCCAATGTCGCTGTCATCCGTCGTGATAGAGGACATGAGTCGTCCTGTATCCACGACCACGAGGTCTTTTGCAAATCCTTCTATCTTGAATGCCCCGATCCTTAACTCCTGCTTTATCTGCTCCTTTTTCTTGAATTGGTATTTCTTGAGTTTCGAGAGTGCCTCGGGGATGCCGTTGACCTTTATCGTTATTTTATCCATTTACCATTCCAGATATTTCGGATGATCGACCGTCCAGCGAACCACCTTCTCAAGCGACTCTCTGAATGACATGGGTGGCTCCCAGCCCATCAAATGAATCCTCGACCCATCGACTGAATAACGTAGGTCATACCCAAGACGTAAATCGTGAAAATCAAACCACTTCCATTTCGGCTTCTTGCCGAGAATCTCGGCGATAAGCATCACCATTCCATAATTGCTGACCTCCACATCGCCAGCAACATTTATGATCGAATCGCTCTCATCTAAATCATCATAATCTCTTTGTAAGAGGAAAAGCACCGCGTCAGCATGGTTGCGCGCATGAAGCCATATTCTTGAGCCTGTCCTCCATTTTCCATCCTTGAGTTTCTCGCCGTGAATATTTATAGTCTCACCTTTGACGATTGCACGGATTATGAGAGGGACGAATTTCTCCGAATGCTGCCGTTCGCCAAAATTGTTCATTGTCCGCGTGACTATCGCACGCAACTGATAGCTTTTTCGATATGCCAAGGTAAGCAAATCTGCTCCTGCCTTTGTCGCCGCATAGGGATTGCTTGGGTAGAGCCTGTCCCATTCTTTCCATTTTTTACCCTCAGGAGTAGGCCCATAAACCTCATCGGTCGAGATTTGAATATACCGCTTCAGGATACCTTTTGCCTGCAAGCCTTTCGCATACTCCAGCATGTTATGCGTACCGACCACATTCGAATAGACAAACGGCTCCGCATCCATAAAACTTCGATCCACATGGGTTTCTGCGGCGGAGTGAACAATATAAGCTACGTCACCTATCTCGTTTTGCACCCGTCCATTCAACGGGGCCCGAATATCATGGTAAGCATATTTTATCCGCTTTAAATCCATGCCAGAATCTACAATTCTATTCAGATCGCCTGCATACGTCAGCCTATCGAGAATTACTATCTTCCAGTCCGTATTTGCAAGAAAATGCTTTATCATGTGGTGGCCGATAAAACCAGCTCCTCCAGTTATAAGGCATCTCTCTTTCATCATCTCGTAATCTCCGTCACGGCAAGCTGAAGATATTTCTCCTGCTCGCTCCAATTCTCAACAAGCTTTATCTCGAAGCGCCGAGAGTTATGATAGATGTGCATCCCCTCTTTTATCCCGCTCCTGTAGACGAGATAGACGTAATAGTCGGGATATGTGATATCCTTGTCATAAGCAAGTGCCTCCTCTGCCTTCGGGAGCGATTCGAACCGGCAGCGCACATGATTGTAGAGAACATTCCATGTGCTTGCGGCATAGCCACCCGCACCATCGGCAGCACCCAGGGTTTCCTGCATTATCGTGCACTTGGAATCAAGGAGTGCTTCGAAACTCATTGCACCACTCTCGCCATAAATAGATTAATCTCATCAAGCAGTCCAGTCCCTTTGAGTGCATTCTCCATGTCGCCCATCGTATAGGCATAGACTCGGCCTATCTTCTCGCTCTTCAATGTGCTGTCCTTGCCGATAAGATTGTATTTGTACTTCACGAGTTCAATGCAGATTTGCTGCAGGAAGGCGGGAATGCTACCTACCACATAGCCCGCCATGTAGGTAACGAAGATATTCCGCCATCCACTACTGAAGGTGGAAGGGAGATAGAGAATTCCGTTATCGTAATCGACCTCATACCCGTCTATTGGTTCATCCGGGATCTCCAAGTAAACATACTGATTGAGGGCATAGCGGTTGAGCTTCCTGAATATCTGATTCGAGGGATAACTGTTATAGGCTGTCGCCGCTACCGTAGCCTCCCATCCAGCCACGGCATTTATAGCATTGGCCATCGCAAGGAGTGTCGGCTGCGCCACGAATGTTATCTCTGCACCCGCAGCCACGCCATCAACGACAAGCATGACTCCTGTCGTTGAGACCTGCATATAGGCATTGTAAGCCGTAGCCGATGTATAGCGGACTCTCACCGCATTGATCTTCCCGCTTGAGATTTGCGTCACCTCGCTCACAGGCCAGTTGCGGAGGAATACTTTCTTCTCTCCTCCGTCGTACCGCTCATGCGTGTATTCTGTCGACTCCAGTGTCCTCCGGCAGATTCGATTCAGGAAGTCCTCGGCGCGGGCAATGAGCTGCGAAATGAGATAGTCACCTGTTATGCGGAGTGTCACCTCGTTCGCCACGAGCAGTGCGTTAATCTGTCCTGTCTCGAGCAAATCAATAGAGACGGAGCTTGAGTGACAGAAGATACCTGCCTCCCAATTAGCCAAATTATTAATGGCCGTCACGACCTCGCCTATCGTGTCATATGCCGCAAGCGTCAAATCCCAGTTCACGACATCCACGCCGTTTCGCTGTAGGATAAGACGGTCGAGCGTCACCTGTACGGTCGCCGATGCTGCCGTACCGTCAGAGCAGTATACCCAAAATGCATCCTGCTCGGCATCATGACCGAGATATGAAAGTACGTCCTCAACTGTTACTAAAGCCATATTATTTCTCCATCACAGGCTCTTCTATCATTTTGTTCTTCTGCGGTGCATCCACCGCCTTGGCAATGCCCTGCTCGATCAGGACATGGGCAAAGTGGGGTTGCACAGTCCGCGTCTCGCCCTTCCTGTAGCACTTGAAGGGCTGGATGAACTCAATCTTTATCATCTTCTTTTGCTGGCTTCCCTACTATTGAAAGAACATCTGCAATAGTCGCTGGAATCAACGCTTCCAGATCTATCTCGAACTCCACCTCGATCTTCGCCTTGCATCGTGGGCAATCCACGACCTTCTTTATCGTCGGGAGTTCCTTAGGCTGTGGTGACTCTATTTCGTTCTCTTTCTTAGCCATTAAATCCTCCTTAAAGAAAGGACTAGAGGGGATGAGTCACCCCATCCCCTCGGCCATATATTCATACAGTTTTCATCCTTTTCATTCCAAAAAACATCAAGCTAACAACGTAGCCTGTTTATATCGCGCTCTCAATCTCAGCAGAACTGAGCTGACTGCAAAATTCTGTGTCGCTGTCTCTGTGATAAGAATTCCAACATGAGTGTAAGTAGCGGTGAAATCTTCGCCCCTGGCGAAGAGAGTGGCATCAACTGCATTTGCTGTAATAACGGTAGCGGCTGCTTTGAGATTGGCCACTGCTCCCGCAGCGCCGACCCTCTGCCGCATCTGACAGGTCAGGGAAGCCGCCCCTGCCCTGGCTGCGGTTTGAACCAGGAACCAGGCAAGGTCGTAATTCGTCATGGGGAAATACAACGGGGTATTTGCAGAGTTGTTGAGAGTTGCTGCGATCATCGCCACGTCAGTCTTGATGTTTTCATCCGGTTTGTGTATGTTAGCCAATTTTTCCTCCTATTAGCTACTTGTCACATCAAGTGCCACAAATGGGCTCACGGTATTGCCTCCCCTCAGAGGCGTCAAAGGAGCGTCCATGAGGGGTTGGCCTGCAACCCTGAGCACCACTCGCCAGAATGTCTCGTCTGTCACGAAACCTTGATGATATTCAACTTGAAGATACCAAAAGATATCATCGACATGACGAGAGCCGCTTATCTCCATTTCCTTGTCGGCTATCAGATAATGGCCTTCACCGAAGTCGGCAAGAATAACGTCGCCTAGAGTGCCTAAGGACTGGCATTTTTCGGTCACGATGAACGGGCGGTCCCAGAGCGTCCTCCGGCTCAGGTCCCAGCCTGTCGCCTGGAGTGCCACCGGAGCGGTCGCCTCGAACAGCTCGTGAAGTGCGTCGGGGTTGATGAGCCAGACAGCGCGCTCCCAGCTATCGGGGAGCAGCCGTCTTGCCATCCTGGCGAAATCTCGCCAATCGATTGCACCTGCTGTCCAACGAGGCACGGGAATCAGCGCATTTGAATTCAAGATGCCAAGTGGCTGATTCACACCGGTTCCATTGATGAAGACATCGTCCTCTATGAACCGAATTGCCTGCCCGAAGGCAAGCTCCATGAATTTGCCGAAAGCTCCGTAATCATCTTCCAACTCATTCGAAGCAAAGCAGCTTCCAACAAGCTTATGGAGCGTCAATTCACGTTCACCTATAGCAGGCTTGGAGATGACGTCAGCTTTGTCGCCTCTCTCCTTTGTCCATGTGAATGTAACGCCCCCGAAGAGACTAGAGCTTCGGTCATAGTCATTAAGCTTTCTCACCTTGAGGGAATCTCCTTTTATCCTGAAAGCAGCGTCGCCGACACGGGGTCTCACGATAGCGCCTTCGAGCGCCGCATGAAAAATCCTGTCAGCCCACTGCTCTGGGACAAGGAAGCCCCCCTGCGAGTCATCTGCCTCCTCCATGTGGCCTGCCGTCTTCAGCCGACCGTCTTTCGCTTCGCCATCGCAAGCTTTTCGGACTCGGGAGAGGAATTCACCTAGACTTTTAAAGTCCCCGTCCTTTGTTTTGTACCCCATTTCTGCACCTTAGCTTGTAGCGGCTCCGAGAACGACGAAAGGAGATATCGTAGTAACTGGCGCCGCGGCATTCCGTGGCGTGAGAGTGGTCGGAGGCCAGCATTGGCCTGCAACCCTGAGTACAAATCTCCAGCAGGTTTCATCAGTCACGAATGCAACGTGCGTGGAGACATCGATCGTGAGAGGCTGTCTGTCGAAAATGAAGTAATAGCGCAGATCGAAATAGCCTATGTCACCCTGTGTACCTAACGAAGGCATTTTCTCGCTGATGAAAAAAGGCCGTCCGAAGATTCTGCCCGGAATGGGATTCTCTGCTCCCATGTTCTGGTTAATCCAAATAGGAGTGGTTGCAGCCGCCGGAGCGACATCACCAGAAGTCATTCCAATCAGATCGGGAAGAACACCGGGATTGAGAACCCAGATCGCATATGGATGCGAAGGGCCGAGCATGCAGGCGTACATCTCTCTCAGGTCTTCGAAGAATACGCGTAACAGGGTATTCCGATTCACGACCTTCAGACAGGCACAGTTCTGGATGCCCAAGGGCTGTCCAACGCCATTGCCATTAATGAAGGCATCGTCCTCGAAATAACCCCATGCAGCACCAAACATCTTTTTGATGAGTGGCTCGAGCGCAATCGCCGAGTCCATGAGCAGTTCATTCGATGTATAGGTCAGTCCAGCAAGCTTCTTCGGCACGAGCTCCATCTGCCCGAATTTGGGTTTGGTTGGATCTTTCTCTTCACGCTCTGCTGTCCATATAGCCTGCACGCCTCCAAAGACGGTCGTGGCATGCGAGACATCGTTGACGTAGGGGATTTTCACCGAATCGGTCTTGATCGGGGGAATGATGGTCGCGCCGTTAGGACGCACAATGGCGTTCTCAAGCGCAATCATCTGCAGGTCTGCTCGGTAGACCTCGGGGACGAGAAATCCGCCCTGAGAATCATCGGCAATCTCCATATGTCCAGCGGTCTTCGCCACTTTGCCGTCATCTTTGATGTAGGAGAGCCGTGAATCTAGTTCACGATTCACTCGGAATCTTCTGGTCGCAAGCAGGAAATCTCCGAACGATTTGAATTGATCGGCTTTCTTCTCCGCCTTCTCCAATTCGGGGTCGAGTTTGAATTTCGAAAGCATATCCTGCATCTGCTCTTTGGCCTGGTCTTTGGCGTATTCGCCAAAGGTCTTCTTGGTGTCATTGAGCAGAATCTCTATCTTCTCTCCGACCTCTTTCTTCGCGAATTCCTGGAGGCCGTCCTTCATCTCGTTCTGGATGATTTGCTTCAGTTCACTCTCTGTCAGTTTTTTCTTCTCTTCAGTTTTTGTTTCTTCTGTTTCCATAATTCTATTCTCATTGTCTGCTGGCCTTTGGATTTCAGGCGATAGCCTCGCGTCCTTTTGTGCCTGATATCTCCGCAGTCTCGGCTCATGCCGCCTGGCAGTTTGGTGTCTGCCTCCGGCGGTCAGCCTCGTCTACTGATATCTCCGAAAAAGAGCCACTGCTCTTTCCCGAAGCCAGCAAGATTAATGAAACCCTATTGCAAGCGAACAGGGCTTGATTAATCGTTTGATTTGAACGGACGGGAGAGATAGAATAAAAAAAGCTCTTTTTTCGTTGTCACGCACTGCCATGTTTGCCTCGAATTAAGAGTCAGGGGGAGGTTATCCAGCCTCTCCCGTCTCAAATCATCTTTTCATTCCACCTTTCCCCTATGTTCCTGGAGCGCAAGCCGCGCTTCCTCTCTTATTTCCTTTTTTATCTTCGCCGGGTCGAGATTCTCCTTAAAAGCTTTCGCCATCGCCTCCATCATCACAGACCCGGAAAGCTCTTCCCGAATCAGCCTTACGATATCCTTCTGGCTGAACTCTTTCTCTCCTTCCTTCTCGATCTCGATCTCCCGTTCCGTCACAGTGCCCCCGCTCTCGCTGTCCTCATCCTCCTGAGTCCCCGTAGCATCTGCTTTCAATACAGCCTGGAGTGCGGCTATAGCATCCTTTACGATCTTGCGATTCTTCCGGCTCAGGACTCGGCCTTCCTTCAGGTCAGCGATAATATCCTTAAACTCATTGATGATATTATTTTTCTCCTCTAAGACACTCTTGTAATAATCTTCAATATAATCAATGTGGTCAACGGTAGTCTTCAAATCGACCCTTGCAACATCTACGTTACCAGCAACTGCCCCTGGCGAACTCCCTCCGCCTTCTCCGCCATCCTGTCCCGGCCCAGGTCGTTCAACCCGCCTCATCGTACCTCCGCATTTTGGACACTTTATGTCCTTGCAGTGCTTTTCTGAGGTCAGCTTATGGCCGCATTTAATGCACTCGCACTTGTATTTCTCCTGCTTCTCCTCTTCTTCATCTTCCTCCTCTTCTTCCTTCACAAATTCTATTTCCGCATCTTCGGCAATCTCAATCTCTTTATTGATATATTTGACTCTGCCCCATACGGCCTTTGCATCTTCCTTGTTCGTCCTTATCTCCTCGATCAGCTCTCTCTGTTCGGTCAGCTTATCCAAACTCCTGAGCATGGCATCTCCTATCTCTGCCTCCTCCTCCTCAGCTATCATCTTGGCGAATTCAACAAGCTCCTTAAGATGCGCACCGGAGAATCCGTCGGTCTTCTCCACGATGTCTTTGAGCAACTTCTCGTCTATCTCTCCAGCCCAAAGGGAAATCATCTCTTTCCTTTGCTCTTTTCCGGGAAGTTCAAAATTGACGATGTGGTGAAATCGCCCAGGCCGATCAAGAAGTGCGGATGGAAGCTTTTCTGGATAGTTCGATGTCATAATCGTAATCATGCCCTTATTCTGCTTTATGCCGTCCATCTCTGTCTTGAGCAGATCTGTCACAAATTCCATCTCACCCCGTAACCAAGTATCAATATCTTCAAGGAAAAGCACGGATGGTGCTAAATCCCTTGCCATAGAGAATCCCAGCGCCAGAGCTTTAAGTGGCCCGATATGCCTAAAATCCCGACTCGACACCCAGATAAATGTAGCATCAAGTTCATTCATAAGCACTCGGCCTGTCTTAGTCTTACCCGTTCCTGGAGGACCAATAAACAACAATCCACGACCTACAAGGCTTTCGCCTTTTTTCTCCAATGCCTTAGCCGATGTAATTATCGAATCCTTGTATTTCGGCTCAAGAATCAGGTTATCCCAGTTGTCCCCTGGCTCTTTCAGGAATTCTCCACTAAGAGCGAATTTCTCACCTCTAAGGAAATTGTTTTCATAAACCCAGGTGTGGACTTTATCCAACAATTCTTTATTCCAGGCTTTATTTTCGTTTGACGTAATAAGTGTGACTTTCATACCAAACCAATTCGGCTCACAGTTTACAATTAAAGGCTTCTTTTCCGCTTCATAAAACTGCATTCCCTCAACAAGGAAGTCATCAGATTTCTCCGAATTGAGTTGGACTACTTCATAAACAGGTGGCACTTCATCACCACTCCAACCAAATCGCCTCGTATCCTTCAAATCGAACTTACCGAGAATTTCCTTAAATCCCGCCAAATAGCTTCCTAACAATGGCGAAGGAATTGAATAGCTGTTCTGAAAAACCTCCTTGACCTTGCATTCCAGAAATTTCTCATAAAGCTCAAAATGGAATCTCAGGGGGG